TTAGAAAAAGTAGGTTCACAAGGTGTAATATCTAACTCACATAATTTTTCATGATACATCTTAAGTATTTCTGTAACTCTTAAATAGTGATATTGTACAAAAACTTTCTCATGAGGTTGAACTCTATAACCTATTGTATAAACACCATCTGGAAAAGGTGAAGTGCTTTGATCACAATTATATGTTTGTAAACCTAGAGCACAAGGAGTAAGGTTTAAATTAAAACCTGGTTGAACCTCTATCATATAAGGTGCATTAAAACCAGGAGGTGTGATTAATAATTCAGGACATTCTATAGGCAAATTTTCTGCATACTGACTAGTATCTTTTACACTAAAAATGTCACAATTTGTAACGGAGGGTATCTCCAGACTTAATATATGCTTTGCTGCCATAGGATTAATTTAATATAGTACTCATAAATAATATACAAAAAATGAATAGCATATAAAAATAAAAAGGGCAGGAATAATCCCACCCTTTTATAAAATCTAATCAGTAATGATTAACCTGCTGAATCAACTGAGTTAAGATCTGTAAATGCAATACCAGCCCATGCAGGTAAATTAGTTCCAAATAAAGTAACTAAATCACCATCTGCGCCAACAGCATCCCTAGCAACAACTTTTAACATGTATTGATCATTGTCAAATGTTCCAGAAGGATTATTAAATCTTGGTACATGATGTTGTATGTAATAAGCATTATAATCATTTTGTGTTCTGTCAACATAAGTAAATAGATCATCTCCTTGTTCTATCTCTCTCATTCTAGAAGCATTTTTAGTTCCCACTGGGAAATGAAATTGTCTATAAGATTCAGATAAAATAAGATCACGTAAAACTGTTTCACCAGATCCAACTAATTGTGCACCATTTGCAGTGTGATCAAAAGTTCCACAAGTAACACAAACATCACCATTTTCATCTAATACATCAGCATTAGTAATAATAATTGGTTCCATTTCATGATAATCTCTAGGATCAAATGAACAGTTACCAAATGTAGTGCTACTAAATGCAGCAGTTAAAACTAACTGACCTTGGTTAGAAGAAGTAATTGTACTTAATGCAGAACCACTATTGTAACCAGTTACAAAAGAACTAGCTGATGCAGTCACAGCACTAAATGAACTACCACCATCTGTTGATGTGTTTAATGTAGCTGTAACAAATTGTGACCAGAAAGTATCATCATTAATTTCATCTGCAATATTAGCTAATACCCAAGTTGGATCTTGATAAGATTCACCTGTAGTACAACATAAATTATTAGATGAAAATACTTTATACATATTTCTATCCATAAATCTAAGTGCTGGTGATCCTTTAAGATCAACTCGTACCATACCTAATGATCCACATGGAAAACAATTGTACTGTGCAGTTAATGTAATTGCATCATTTATTGCAGGTTGTGAATCCATTTTTCCTACAAAACTTGTATATCTAGGATTTAACACTTTACTTTTTATTGTCTCTTGATATCCCCCCATTGCAGGATTGTTTCCTACAGTATCTGAACCATAGAAAGATCCTTGTGCAAAGTAAAACAAACTAGGTACAGCAGCATTATGTGCAGCTAGTGAACCTGTTGCTAAACTTAAATTTGTTGTAGGATCAAATAGTCCTAACTTTTGAGAGGTCATATCAACTGTTGATGCTCCAGCTGCTGTATGTACATCACCTGGAACAAACGTTTTCTTAAACGCGTTTGGAAATAAACTCATAATTAATAATTTTATAAAATAAACTTGGGGTCCTTAAAGAACCCATAAACAAACAAGAAGGTTTTATATATATAATATACAAAAAATAAATAATACTCTCTGTATACTAGTTATTTTTTTCACCTTGCTGCTCTCCTCTAATCATTTGATTAGCATCACTAATATCACCAGCAAGTATAGATGCAGTATAGTCTATTAACAACTCTACTATATCATCTTTAAATTCACATTCAACATCTGCAACAACTTCTGTTCCATTATAAGGATCAACAGATCCAACTATTTCTACTCTTCTAGGAACTCTATAATAAACTAACACAGGATCCATAATAAAGAAATCCTTTCTCCAAATTCTAATTGCAGGATTGTTATTATTTTCATGGTTTGATTCTAAAGTACAGAATGTTTCAGCCCATTCAAAATCAGGTCTTTTTAAAGAATCTCTTAAGATAACATCTACATTAGCAACCTCAGATTGGTAAACTGTCATTGTTCTTGGTTTAATGCAAAATCTATCTTTATCTGCACCAGGTGCACAATAACATTGTTCAAAAGGAACTGTAACAACTTCCTCTTGAGTAATATAAGTATTAGTTACAGGATCAATGTATTCTTCTGTTTCTATAACTTCAACTTCCCAACTTTCAGGTGTTGTTTCCCAATTGGTAATACTAAAATTTTGAAACTGAACATTTGTAGGTATAAACCAACAACCAGCATTAGAGCATAATGCATCACTAGGTATATCAAATGTTTGATTAAGATCATTAACCCAATTATTTGGCTGATTAGTATAAGGATATTGCTCATTTAAAATACCACCATTTGCACCTGCTTGTGCTACTAAATCTGGTATAGTTTGATATGTGGCTGGAGTGTTTACACCATCACCACAATTTATGTATTCATTATTAGGACCACCAACTAAATAACCAGATCCAAGTGATGCATAACCACACATTGTTCCAAGCATATCAGTATCTGCAAAAATTTGAGATGCTGTGTTTCCACAAAAACTACATGACATTATAAAATCTCCTGTACTTCCCCCTTCTAAAAAAGGTATGATAATATTTTCATTATAAAAATCATTACCAGCAGTATCAGTATACCAAAATTCTGGAAAAACATTATTATTATTATATAACCATGGTTCATTAGTAGTTAGTTGTTCTGGTGCAACATAAGGAGTAGCTGTAAATGGAGGTACACCTGGATTTACAACACCAAACGGAGATCCCCAATCTGTAACCTGATTATTAATACCTGGAGGATTGTCTGGAAAGGCTATACCAGGATGGGTATGACCTTTTGTAGTAAATGTAAATACAGGAGCATTTACAATTGTTGTTGTTTCAACTCTTTCTCCTCCAATAACATTTATTACAGTTTCAATATTAGTTTGCCAATATCCAGGTACTGTGTTTACATTTTCTACATCAACAATTTCTGTTTGCTGTGGTACATAAGGAAAACACTGCTGTGCTGCACATTCTATTCTTTTAAACTCTAAATAATCACCTCCTTGTTCAGGATCATAAATTGATCCAAAATTACTACTTTGAAAGTAACCATATGAATTACCATAAGGAATATCAACCCCACTAAGTTTTTTTCTAGTTAGCAAAATGCTTAAATCATCTATACGTCTTTTAGACATTTCATCTCCCTCTTTACGTATATTTGTACCTGCTAACTGTCTTCTACACCATTCTAATTGTGCTTTATTAAAAGCTTCTGCAAGTTCCCAAGATTTGATATTGTCATAGTCTTGACTATCAATCTTGTTCATTCTTTGCTTTATCTTAACTTGTAGGGTTGTATTATTCATCTATAATGACCATTCATGTTCTACTTTATTTAAAACGTACATTAAGACTTCATCATTTAAAGGACTGCTCAAGAAAGTTAGAGCATCATCTAAAGTTCTTCCAAGTCTTACATTATTATCTGTATAAATAAATCCATCAGATTTATCCATTAAAAATTTATAATATCTAGCACATTTAATAACAGCTGTTAGTTTTAACTCATCTAAACTTAAATTAGCAGTATCTAAAAACTGTTTAGCAGCCAAACCTTTATTTGATTCTCTACCAAAACCATTAATGTAATTATCCATATCTTCATATATTACATCATTTGGTGTTGAGTTAGTATATGCTTGATATTGATCAACAACCATACCAACATATCTTAACTTTGTAGGATTAGAATCATACAAGTTTTGTAATGCAGCAAGTGCTCTATTTCTAACTTTAGAAGTCTTAGTTCTAGTATTAACTGTATCTTTTACATTGTCTAAATAAAACTTACAGCTAGGTCCCTTTCTTTTAGCATCTTCTAAGCTTTTTGCAACTATAGAAAATCCTCCAGCTTCTATTGCAAAGATTTTTATTAAATCATATGCATCTTTTTTAGGATCTAGATATAAAGGATCATTACCAGCTCTAACACTTATCTTAGACCAAAACTCATCATTATTAGGTCTAAGTAATTTTACTTTATTCCAAAATTCTGGATCATCTACAGATATAACATTTTGTGCTAATTCTTTTTCTAATTCAGCTACAGCTGTTCTTATCTGTTTTATTTTAGCTTTTCTTTTTGAAGGTTCTAATTGTTTTATTTCTGGAGCAAATTCATTTAATCCAGTAATATATCTTCTAACACCATTTACATCTAAACATGTTAGTTGTTCTTCATGATATACATTATCATAAAGTGACATACTGTAATTTTCTAATCCCATGTTTTCATTATCTGTAACATAAGGACGTATAGCAATAGTTTGATTTTTACCTTGTTGATATTTTTCAATCATTGTGAAGTCTTCCATTGAAACTTCAGGTTGTATAGTAGGTATAGCAGCTTCTATTGTATCAATTTCATTTACTGCTACTTCTTTTTTAGTTGTTTTTTTCTTAGCCATTTTTAAAAGGTTTTTTTAAATTATTAAATAAAATTTAAAAGAGGGATCTTTAGACCCCTCTTCTAAATAAGAACATATTAGAATGAACCACCTGTAGTAGGATTCTTCATAACTATCTTCAATACTTTGGTTGGATCTTT